TCTTGCTAATGCTTTTGTATATCTTGAAGCGATAGAACCATATTGTCCATCTTCTTCTGCTTCTTCTGTTATTGAGAAAGCTAAAGCAACTGTTTCATGTTGATACCTTGCAGTATATCCTTGAGAACCTGAATCATAAGATACTGGTGCACCTTCATCTTTTGTTGGTGCATTACCAAAACCTGTTAATAAAACATCTTCTTCAAAAGCTCTATTTGATGTATTTGCATCAAAAACTCTTGCGAATTCTGCTGGATAACTGTCGTATTCTAAGCCGAACAGGGTATTCAAACCCGGCTCAAGCATCTTTGCAAATTGTGCTCTATTCATAGCCATAGTTTAAATCTCCTATATACCAGCAGTTGCTTTGAGCAAGTGCTCGTTAATTAATACCTCAAGTTGTGCATATTGTGCGAAACTATTGCTAGGGTCTTCCCATAAACCAATAATTTTACATGTAGCAGTACTTGTACCCATTGTGCCATTTAAACTAAAACCAGATTGACCAGTTGTAGTTGAACCAGCACCAGCAACCACATCTGCACAATTACCTACGTTTGTTTGTGCTGGTGTTCCTGCTGATTGCACTCTATACACAATGTATGGGTCATCATAAACATATGCGATAATATCTGTCGCACTTGTTCCTGATGGGAAATATTGTGAATAAACATAACTACCGTCACTTGCAGTGTATGATACACCTCCAAAAACACCTATATTATTTGTTTCTGTAGCAGTATGTGGTGTAATAACACCATCTGCTGTAAGAATGACAAGGTCACCAGTAAAAATATTTTCTGCTAAACCTGATGTAATAGTATATTTGTTTGCTCTTGGTGCATTACCACTCATATGACGAAGTGGGATAAACCCATATGGACTGTTTACATTTGCCATAATTTAACTTCCTTTTTTAAGTGTTAATCCTCCATGGCAGACATTGGTCTACCACGACTTGTACTGGATTGCCTCTCTTGAAAGATTGGTTGTCCAGTTCGCCGACCTAATGAGTCCAATTCACCTGATAAAGCATCATTTTGTTGTTGTGATTTGTCATTGTAATATGATTTCATAGCCTTATGTTGTTCTTCAGGCATTTCACATAAAATCATACCCTCAATACCAATACAACCAACCCATTGTCCATGATTTATAGTAGGAAAATGTTGTTCTTTAACTGTATCAGATTTTCTTGGTTCCCAACCTTCTCGCATACGTTTGTATACGTTGTCAGGTGTTTCTTTACCCAGAATCGTGGTAGCCACCCATCTTTGTACATACCCCGGTCGTGCTTGTGGAGCATCTAAAACTGCTGGTGGACTCCAATGAGTTTGAGGTCTTGCTTCTTCCTCTCTCATTGATATTCTTAAATCACTTCGTGTATTTTTATTTGACATATTAGGCATCCTTCCTGCTTAATGTTTGGATTTCTTTAGCATATTTTTTCAATTGCTCAGGCTCCGTTATACCTAACTCTCGTGCCATTCTTAATTGGTCCGAAGTCATTCTAATTCTGTTGCTCTTTAAAGCCTGACCACCTGTAGTGGGTGCAACTGATTGTCTACTTTGTCTAGGCTTTGTAGAAACAACACTCTTTGTAGATACTAACTCGGGAAATTTAGTTTGTAAACGATTATTTAGTTCTATGTAATAATCATCTGTATCATTATCATAACCCTCAATATCTAATTGTATGTCAATAGCTCTTGCCATTGCTGTTTCTTTCTCAAAACCTTGTGAATTAAACCAATTGTTATCTTGCCACCATTCCATAGCCTTTTTTGGTGGTGGATTGGCACTTTGTTGTTGTGCTTTACCAACAGTTGGAGAACTTGCCTTATTTGTTGCATTAAATTGTTTTCTTTGATTTTCTAAAGCAATAGCAGTTTTTATATCTACAAGTTGTTCATTAAATTTAACTTGTGCTTCTGTATCGCCTTCTTCAATAGCTTTTGTTAATGCTTGTTTTGTTAAATTATAATTTTCTACAAGTTGATTTTGTCCTTGTTGTTCATTAGCTTTTTCAATTTTTTCTAATCTTGCTTGTAGACTATTTACTTCTTCAACTAATTTTGCATTTTTTTCTTCTTCAAGTTTTTTCTGTTTTACTATTTTTTTTATTCTTGATTGAACAGTTTGACTTAATTCTTCATCACTTAGTTGTGGTTTAGATTTTTTTTCAGGTGTTTGTTCCTGTTTTACTTCTTGTTTTGGTTCTTCTTTTGGCTTTGCATCAGATATTTCTATTTCAATATCCTGTTCTTGCAATTTATTTTTTGCTTCATTAATGCTTTCATTTATCTCAGCATTAACTTCTTCTAAAACTTTATCTTCTACATTATTTTCCATTGTTTTACCTTTGTTTGAAATTAAATATAAGCTGTTACTTGCACACCTTCAGGCAAGATTGATGTAATCTCGTCATCATTGAGCAAGATGAATCTTACATTGTTTACGACAATTTTTTGACCTGCATACTTACCAAATGTTACAAAATCTCCAACTTTTGGTGTTGTTTCTTGTCTCCATTTCGCACCAGTATCTCTATCTCTATAACAAAGTTCTCCTAGTGCCACCACATAACCATGAGCAGTTAATATTTGCTGATTTTCTTTAGCTTTTTCAGGTAATATTATGCCACTTTTAGTTTGTGTTTCTATTTCTGCTGGTTGTATTAGAATTTTCCAATTCAAAGGTTTTGGTAGTTGATGTGATGCAATAGTTGATTTAGTTAAACTATCTGCATAAATTTTATCTCCATGATGATGAGTCATGCTATTCATCTCCTTCATTTATTTGTTTTAAAGTGTCGTCAATCACTCCACAGGCATCTTCCAAGCCTTGTGCTAATCCAACATATTTATGGTAAGAATTAAAATCGGACATTCGTCCATCTACCATATCAGTCGCTATTTGTAGTTTCTTCTTTTGTAGGTTCTTCTTTATCTGATTCAATAGGTCCGTCGTGTTCATTTATAGATGCCTCCCCAGACATAGAAACACCAGTAACTTCTATTGTTACGTCTTTTTGGTTATTTTCCATATTATTTCTTCTTGCCTTTTTTAGTTTTGATCTTTTTAACTTTCTTTTTAGCCATAGTTTTTTTACCGTAACCATGTTTCATTTTACTACCTCCTTTTAAAAGTTTAGAAAATTTAGCACGATTTAACATTGTTACTCCTTAACAACACAATTAGTGTACCACTATTTTTTATAAAAGAAAGCAAAAAAGAGTGCCGAAACACTCTTTTGACTAATTTATTTTGATTTTTTTATTTTTCGTAATTATAAAACCCATAATATAAATTAGAATATAATTTATCTAAGATAATATTTACTTTGTTTTCATCTTTTTCTTCTAATAAAGTCTTTTTGTTATTAAGAAGTATATTTAGAAAATCTTGGTTTAATTCATTATAAGGGTCTTTTCTTAATCTTCCCTTAATTTTAGCAATTTCATCAGCTAAATAACAATATAAGTAAGTTGCTTTATATTTTGCTGTTGTCGGCGATAAACCTTCTTTGATAAATTTATCTCTTGATTTTGTTGAACATATCATTGTTTTCTCCCTTAATTTTTAATCAATGTTAAATTTTGTGGCTTTATATTCATATCTCTATCATAATATGCATTATAAACTTTTACTTTTTGTTTAGTAAATCCAACAACTATTCCAGTAGCTTTATGGCTAAACATAGAATCAATATTTACCAAATCATCTAATTTTATTTCTCTATTATATGAATCAAATTTCGGCATTGTTTTCCTCACTATTGTTGTAATCATTCATTTCTTCATAATATTCATCAACCCATTCCATACATTCTCTTTTATTTCTTTGTGAGCTAATATATTTTTTGGCATCATTATGTTGATAAATTCTCCAAATTTGCATGTTTTGATAAAATTGATAATCATTGATAATAATGAAATCTCTATAGAGATATGCATTTTTACCAAAATAATTAATTTTTTTTGTTTTAAATTTATTCATTGTTTTCTCCCAAAAACTTATCTTATACACATATTATATCTTCTATAAATATAAATGTCAACACATATTGTGTATAAAAAACAACTATTTTTAATAAAAAAAACACATTTTGTGTTTGACATACATATATATTAATGTTATTATGTTTTTATAAATATAAAAATTGCAAAAAGGGAGAAAACAAAATGCAAGATTTAATAAAAGACATAGAAGATGGTTTTTGTAATCAAGATATTTATCTTCTTATAGGTAACAAAGATGATGAACAAATACACTTTGTTAGATATTTTGAAACAAACAATCGTATTATGTATATGGATAAACTTGATGATGATGGTTTGCCAACATATGAATATTACAGAAATTTTGAATTTGCACTTAATAAATTCTTAAATCTTTGTGATGAAGTAAAAATTATTAATGTAATGGGAGATGAAATCCCATTATATAATTTTATTAAAAATATTGATTTAGGGAGAAAACAATATGCATAATATAGTATTAACAAAACAACAATTAATTGATTTAAAATGTCTAATTCGTGAAACAGATGAATTTAAATCAACAGAATATAAAAACAATCGTTATTCAGAAGAAGAACAAAGATTGATTGATAAATTCTTAAAGCCTGTTTTTGAAAAAATAGGTATGTACAAATAGAGATTGGGGGATTTTTCCCCCTTTTTCTTTATAAAAAAACATTTTATGTGTTGACATTTATAAATATAAATATTATAATTAATTATAAATCATTAAAATGGGAGAAAACAAAATGATTAATTTTACTACTCAAAAAGAATATCAAGGTTCTAATATTGATGAATTGTTAGCTACTGGTTATCCAATGGGTTCTCAATTTTGTACTTTTAGACAAGCTGTTTCATATTACAATTTAAAGAATAAAGAGCTTGAAGGTGCTAAATCATGTGCAACATTAAGAAAATTGGTAACAAAAGAAGAAATAAAAGATGGCAAAAAAATCAAAAAACAGGTTATGGTGCCATTTAATGTTTTTGAAAAAAATCATCTTATAGAAACCATGTTAAAAAATGGTCATGCACCTTTTGAGGGTACTGATGAACAAGAATATAATGCTGATATGGAAGCATATCAGATGAAACAACAACTACAGGAGAGGGTTTAACCCTCTCTTTTCTTTTGGGAGAAAACAATGCGAGATAAAATTACTAAATCAGAAGCAAAACGTTTGTGTGAGAAAGATGGTTTTAGTATGGAAAGATTAGAACATATCTTTGATATTACACGAGAACCACGAAAGTATACATTTAATGTTGAAAATGAAAGGCAAAATGCCATTAAGGTATTAAATGTTATTGCTAATTTAAATCAGAAACAACGAGAAAGGGTATTGCATAGGGCACTTTTATTAAATAAAGTCTAAAGGAGGTGTCCTCCCCTCGCCTACCCTAGTCATTAATTTGGCTAGGGTTTTGCATTTCTAATTTTGATTTTAAATTTGAAAAGAATTTTTTTATGGGTCTAGTCATATAATATGTTATAGGCAATCCTTCTAAAACTGACAAATTCATTTCTGTAACAGGAAGACCAATATCTGGTCTATCTATTATTGTTTGTAATGGTTTCCTCATTGCACCTAACATTGCCATATTTCTTTTAAATGCATCAGGTTCTGCTTTCATAATTGCATCTTCACCTTCTTCAAATGCAAAATAAGTACCTAATGGTGTAAAATCTAAAAGACCAATTTGGTCTAACATATCTTTTCTTGATAAATCACCTGAAAAGCCTTTTGCAATATCCATATATGATGCTTTACCTTCTCTAACAGCTTTGTCTTTAATATCAAAATTTTCTCCAAGATATTCTAATGCATCTGCAATATTTTTTTGTGTTTGTTGTCTTGATGTTAATTCTTCAGCCATTAAACCTGACCTCCTGATAAACTTCTTGCCAATATTCTTAATGTTTCAGAAAAACTTTTATCTAAATTTTTAGCTAATTTTGCAAATTTTTTTGGACTTACTTCATCAGATTCTATTTTTCTTCTTTCAAGAAATTTTTTTGCCGCTCTAACTTCTGCATTTGCAACCTTTTTAACTCTCGTTGACATCTAATACCTCATCTTTGATAATATCTTCCTCAGGACCTAATATCTGATTTGTTATTGCACCTGCAAGTCCTGTTGCAACAATTGGAGAATATAAAGAAATACCTGAATCAATATATTCTTTAATATCTGGTGTTAGATATATTGTTGGTGTATCTTTTATAAACCCACCACCTTGTGGTTCTCCAAGATTTTCATCTAAAACTTTATTTATGTCATATGCTTCTGGCATATTATCTTGCAAAGCTAAATTACCAGTATCAAAATCTTTTTTAAATTTTTCATCTGTAAATATTGTTTTATATTCTAATTTTGCATCTGTACCTTTTAATATGTTTTTCGCAACTTTTGGTATTACAACATCATAATATTGAGTTAAATTCGGTTGATTCCACCTTTTATCATGTATAAGACCAGTTGAGAAAGAAACACCATCATAATCATTATCTTTTGCATATTTTAATAATCTTTTTATGCCTAATTCTGTAAATCTTTCTGAAGTACCTATAAATGGTGCTGATGGTATATCACTTACTGGTTTTTGCAAAAATTCATATTTTACAGCTTTATCTAAATTATTATCTAATTCAATAAGACCATCTAAAACTTCATCAATAGCATTATCAGAATAATCAAAATTCTTTGATTTTGCTTTGTCCATTAATTTTGGCTCACTTAATTTTTTGACATTGTTATTCACTCTTGTTTGAATTCTTGGTGCAATTACAAGTTCTTCAAATTCTGATTTTGTTATACCGTTTTCTCTAAATCTCCTAAATGTTTCTGTTTCTATATCAGGTAATGAACCAATATCTGATAAAGTCATATCCATCAAATCATCATCTTTTAATTTGTTATATTTAGTTGGATTCATTTTTGTGTATAATTCTAATGCTTCTGCAGTTTCTTCTTTTAAGGTATCTTTCATATATTTTTGATGTGTATTTCCCAATAATTTTTTATTTATATTATTATTGAATTCAATTAATTTTTGTCCATCTATTCTATTTATTGGGTTTCCTGCTTTATCTAATGGACCAAATGTTTTATCAAATTCTCTATTATATATTTTTTCACCTACAGATTTTCTGAAACTATGTATTTTACCTTTAAGCACTCTCATACTTATAAAATCTGATACATCAGAATATAATCCTTTTGGTACAACTATACCTGAATCTTCTAAAACATCTTTGTTTATTAAATTAATACTGTCTTTATTAAAACCTTGATCAGTTAAATCTTTTATACTTTTATCTTTTAATTCATGGAATTTATATTTTGTCATTTGTTTTTTTATTATATTTTCCATTGTAGGTGCATTAGTAAATTTACCTTTGTTTACTTCTTGACGATAACGATCAAAAATTATAACTGAATCATCATTGTCAAAACCAATTGTTTGATTTGCTGGTTGTCTGCTACCAATTTGTAAATCTTTTGCGTCAGAAGTTGGAGTTCTTATTGCTTTTAAATCTGCAATGTTTGTAGTATTTTTTAATTTTTCTATTGAATCAAGAATATCACCAAAAATTATTGGATTATTTTTATTGATAAATGCTTTTTTTTCTTTTTGTCCCATAACAAGACCTTTTTTTCTGCCTTGTTGCGACATATCTGATTGCATTTCTTCTGCATATAATATTTTTCTACCTTCTTCATCAACTCTGTCTTTTGTTCTTGCAAAAACTACAACATTTTTTTCATCGCCAGTATGTGCTGTATTTATATAATCTTGTTTTAAAACTTCAATTTCATCTGTATCTTTATTATATCTGATTTTGAGTCTATCATCTATTTTGAAAGGTTCTCCATTTTTTAAAGTTTTTATCATTTCTTTGGGAAAAGATGCCTCTGAATTACTTCCTGTAATTGGGTTCATTTTTACAAAAAAATAATTGTCAGTAGTACCTATTACATCATCAAATTTTCCAGCAATAGATGCCACATTATCAATGGGTTCTTCTAATTTTAATAATAATTCTTGATAATTTTTTCCACCCGGCAAAGTGTAATTTTCATGCATTGGTCGTAAATCAGTTGTATCTTTGCCTTTTTTTAGATTTTGTAAAATTTGTCTACGATAATCATTTAATTGTAATACCGCTTCATTATAACTATCTGCTCTAGCAATTTCTATTTCATCAACATGGTCTTTATCTAAATTTTTACTCGTAAAAACTTCATATCCGACATTATTATTTCCTCTAATTGTATATGCTGTTTTGTCCTCATCTATAAATCTTACTTTAATTACATTTTCTAAATTTCTATCTCTTACTTTATTATACATATCTGTTTTATTACGAAAGTTTGAACCTACATCATCTAAATCTTCAACCATGTTGAAATATTTTCTATCAATTGCTCCATAAAAATTATCTGATAATTCACTTTGATCTATTTTACTAATATATGGATTATCTAATGTTCCTTTTATATTAGAATCATTTGCAATATTATTTACTGCTTTTACAACAGCATCATCTCCTGTTGAAAATGCATCAAGTATATTGTCAATTGGCACTCTATCTGCAACAGGAATTCCATCTCGTAAGGCAACTGATGCACTAGTTGGCTGAAAATTTTTAAAATATGTTATTTGTCCTGCTTCTTTAGCTTTTTCTTCACTTTTTATTATTTCATTAAGTCTTGTTTTATTGTTTGATAAATAATCTTTTAATTCTTGATTTGTTACTTTTGGTGCAGTGGCAAATGCATCTTCAATACCAGTAAATAACATTTCTTCTTTTGCACCTTTACCACCAATCTTGCCTATTTGTGAAAACATTTGTTCAGGTGTGCCTGTTTGTTGTGGCAACATATCAATAGCTTTTTCTGTAGGAGAAAACATACCTAAATTATCTAAGGCTTTAGAGCCAAATCTGAATAATTTTGCTATACCTTTTGCCATTTACCAAGCCTTACAAGACCAATATCTAGCAGTTGTTTTGTCTTTAGCTGTGTCGCATCTATGTCTTGCTCTAAAAGATTTTCTTCTAGCAGGAGATGTTTTCTTTATTCTCATATTAGGGTCACCAAAGGTTATTTTTTTGACTTTGTCGCCACTCATTACATATACAACTGACTTTTTCTTACCGTAAGATGTTTCGCCTTTCCTGATGCGTCTAGGCTTGTTTAATGTAACCTTTTTGCCTTTATATTCTGCCATTATTCTTCACCATAATAAACTTCTTCTAAAACACTATCTATAAATTGGTCTGCTTCTGTATCTGCAAATCCTAAATCCTCAAATCTAACCTGATTTTCAAACATATATTTCTTTGCAGTTGCATAATCTTCCATATCTAAGGCTTGTTTTAATGCTTCTCCCATTTTTCTATTTGCAAAATCAAAACCTTCTTCTTCATCAAATGCTTGAAAAGGGTTATCTTCTGTTTTCATTATGTTATCAACTGCATTTTTGTAAATTAGACGTTTTCTACCACTTACAGGTATTGGTGGTGCTGGGTTTTCTATTTTAAATTCAGGTATGTCTATATTTTCATTCTCAGGTCTTTTCATATTCATTAATTCATCTAATGCACCTTTTGGTGTCATTCTATCAGTAATTAAATCACCTAATGCACCTGATAACATTCTAACTAATGGAGATGTTTTAGCCATTATTTACCTTTATGTACTTTTTGTATTTCAAAAGATGCTTTTAAACTAGAACCTTTATGTGGTTTATATCCACCAGCAGGGTTTTTCATTAATTTAAAACCTTTGCCATCTCGCATCCAATGAAACCCTTTAGGCGCTTCTACTGCTTTTTTTGCCATCTTTTTTCTCCTTTTGTGATTTTAATGTTTTCTTTGCCTTTTTAAATATACTTGCAACCTCTGTTTTTCCCATTACTTTTGCTCTTTGTTCACCAACTGTAAGTATTTGTATCTTTCTCGCATATGGTTTATTGATTTTTTTAACTTTTGTAACCGTCTTTCTTGCATCTGTTGGGGTGGCAAATTTGATACTGACTGTATCTTTTGGGTTCTCATCTGTGTATAATCGTCTACCACTCCCTTTTGGCTTTTTACCAGTGCCTTTTTTAGGGTCAGGCTTTTTTCTTGGCGCCATTTTTCTTCTTCTTTACAAATGTTTTTACTTTTCCTTTTGGGTTAGCTCTTTTTCTTGCAACTGCCGATTTGATTTGTGCTTTTGTCATTCTATTGGCTTTGGCTTGTGGTACACATTTTGGATAACCTCTTTTGCTTTTCTTTGCAGATTTTCTTCCACATTTTTCATAGCCACCACCTTTTTTTGGTGCCGATATATCTACCCAATTTTCTTTTTTAAACCAATTATGTAATGTGCCTTTGCCTTTAGGTTTTGCCATAATTATGCCTTTTTTGTTCTATAACCACCACCAGCTTTTTTGTACTCACGAACCAAATAGGCATTTGCATAAGCACTAGGATAGACATCAAATTTACGTTTTGTTTTTGCTTTTATCCTTGCATACAATTTAGGATTTGTAGGTACAGCTTTGGTCTTTTTAGACTTTGATTTTTTTGCCTTTGTTGCCATTCTTTTTCCTTTTCTTATTCATAGCTAATTTTTTAAAGTCAGCACCAGTAATTTTGTTTCTTGGTTTTGCTACTCTAGCTAATCCTTTTTGTTTTTTTGAATATTTACTAAATGGCATTACATCACCTTTGGACCCATTGGACCAAGTATATCATTCATCATTTCATGAGTGTTACCACTATCCATTTTGATGATTTTTACTTTTACATCACCATGTTCTTCTTCCATTTCTTCATCTTCTTCTTCAGGAAGAATTTGTCCTTGATAACATAATAAAAGAAAATTAATTAGTTGCTCGTCGCTTAATTCTAGGCCTTCCGCGTCCCTTGGGAACCCCATCTTTTCCATGAACAGTTCTTCGTTCCGTTCCATGTTGCCTATTTCTAATGTGTGTTCTGGCATTTTTTTCTCCTTTTGGTTTAATAAACATGCCTAATGCATAACATATTGTTTCTCCCAAAAATTTACCTATCTTTATTGATATT